GTTTATCACTGACAAATCTACCTGCTCTTCCTGCTTGATATTCTGTCTCTGTTTGACTCAAAACATCAGCAGTTAATAAGTTTTTGCTGGTTATGCCTGCAGCTGCCAGACTTGCTTTCGAACTATCAGTAAGTAATGCATAGCTCTTCTGTGCCTCATTAGCAGCATATAACATATTGTTTTTGGCAGTTTCCAATCTCGTTTGGATTGCCTCTACATTCAATCTAGTTTGTTTGTTGAGAGAACCTGATGCTTTTAATCTCTCATTATGTTCAAGAGCTGACTTAAGATTTGCCTCTTCTTTTGCTACCTCTTTCTTCTGTTTAGAATATTCTTTGGCATTAAGTGCTAGCCTTTGTGCTACCTTAGAATCAACAGCTGACCTTATAAAATCTTTAGATGCTCCTGCTAAAGCCTTACCTTTACTGATAGCCTCAGGACTGTATGCTTCTGATCCCCTTTCACCTAAACCACCATCTTTAGCAACCTTAAAGTAACCTATTTGACCAGATTCTCTTTCTCCAGAAAGAATATCATCAATAGCTGCTTTATCATAATATCTGTTACCAACTTTATAGACGGCAAAATAATGACCGTCTTTCTTCAACCTCTTAGCCTCCATTCCCAATTCTTGAGCACTCTTGTCTCTAGAACCAGACAACGTTTTAAATCTTTCTCTATATCTGGTGCCAGGATCTACTGCTTCTGTTGCAGCAGCAATTCCTTCAGCAGTAAGAATGGTAATTCCAGCAGCTAATAATCCAACCCAGGTTGCTGGATTCAACAGTGCTCCTATAACAACTGGAATCATACTAACAATAGTACCAACCAGTCCCATGATGACTGGAATGCCAAATTGAATAGCAAGCAAAACACCACCAGCAACTGCTAGTGTTGATAATATTTTTGGTAGAAATGATTTTATCTGCCTTTTCTTTTCTTCCTTAGACTGTTCAAACCATTTTACTGCTTTTCCAAGAAACCAACCCACAAAGGCAATCGTAAAAAATCTAATGAATGGTCCTGCTATAGAAAAAATGCCACTAAGAACACCTTTCGATCCACTGACTAGAGAATTCTTTAAAGAACCAATGGCACTTCCTACACCATTCAGCAAAGTTTTGCCAAATTTACCTACGGCATTAGCACCCCTACCAAATATTTCTGAGTTTTTTTCTTTTTCTTCTCTTCTTAAATTTTCTGCGTCTTTTCTTTTCTTTCTCTGATCTTCTGCTTGCTGTCTAGTGTTTAATTTATTCTGATCCTGTAATAGTTTATTAATAGATACAAGATTTCTATTAATGGATTCTAGTGATTTTGTTAATGCAATACTATCTTTTGTGGTAATAGAGCGAACACCTCTGGCACGAATGGTCCCTTGACCACCTCCACGCATAAATGATGCTCTATTGATTGCCATTAAGATATACCGTTAGCCTGTTGTTCTCTCAATTTCTCATCTTCAATATGTTGCTTGAGAAGAGTAATGTAAATCTCCCTTTCCCAAGGAATCATATTTTCAAGCTCCGTCAAGCTATATTTATGATGCTGAATCAAGGCAAAGTTTACTTTATAGTATGACTCAAGATTCTCGTGAGCCATACCTAGCTGAAAAAACTTGCCAGTCCCTCAACGACCACATCAGATTCTATACCTGTGTTTGGATTTTTGATGGTAACAGTGTGACTCAATTTAGGCATAGTGGTAAAGAAGTTTTCAATATCCTTAAACTGAGTAGAACCAAGACCTTCTACGAACTCTAACAGTTCCTCGGTTGTATGGTCAGAACCAGCCCAAGATTCTTCCTCATTGTAAACCTGTTCGATACACTTTGCAATCATTTCAAATGATTGGTCAATTTGACCAACATCTTCGGGATCAAAGTTTTCTTTTACAAACTCATCTAAAGATGGATATCTCATCTTCATGAAATACTCATCATTCAGTTTAATCGTGTCAGTATGTCCTGGATCTCTCTGAACCTGAATGTCACTCAAAGCAATCTTGACAGGAACTTGGGTCTCACCGTCATCAGGACAAGTCAGAAGAACATCCACAGTCTCACCGACAGACTTTCCTCTCACATTCAGGAAAAGATATTCAATGTCAAATGTGGATAGTTTCTCAATCTTGATACCTCTAGTGATAATACAGTTAGTAAGAACTTGCTTGATTGCACTAGCAATCTGAGACATATCTTCACTTTCCATGGCAATAATAAGAAGTTTTTCTTCTTTTACCAGAAAGGGTCTATATTTTATTTTTCTATTGGAAGATGGGAGAATCAGTTCGTAAGTGGGTGCGTCGATTTTTGGTAAAGACATAATGTACTCAAGGTCGTGTTTTATTTATTAGGGTGCAGGGGGTTGTTGCGGAGTAGTTCCAGTAGTACCTTCTAAGTTATTATTTCCAGTTGGTTTCTGAAGTCTAACATAATCTCCACCAGGAAGCTCATTCTTAGCAACACTAAATGCTTCTCCTAGTGCTCTAGAATAACTATCAACTTTTCCGAAAACGTATCTATCATAAGCAAAACTAACTTGCACTTCTAAAACTCTAGAAGCATCATAAGAAATTTGAGTCGTTGCAACATTAACGGGGAAAGCATTCATAAAGTTATATTCAATTCTATTATCACGATCTCTATCGTACTTCAATAATCTTATTCTTTCACACTTATACTGATCAGGATACTTCATTCTGTAATAATAGTTTGGAGCATCCTGAGTTAGATTATCATTACTAGATCCACCCGTGATAAACTCTTGCCACAGTTCAAAAAACTTTTGAACCTTGTATTCATAATCAACATAAAAAGTCATTTGAAAATCATCAAATTGTCTCCTATAGACAAACTTTTGAGTAACACCAGGATACTGATCCAGTGCACTATGAGTTTCTAGTCTTGTTCCTGGGACTGAAGTACGACGACAATATTCACCAAGATCTCTACCAACAAAACCAGAATCTACACCTCTTCTGGCAAGATATCTTGATAGGGAAGTAAGTCTGCTTATACCTCTAAACTCTACACTATAGTGAGATGTTTGGGCAACACGACTAAAGTTTGAGATCAAATCATCTGTCGTTTTTGTCCTGATTTTTTCTCTATCGAATGCCACAATAAATACCTCTGGGAATTGCTATCATATTATGTCGTACAGTGGCAGATATAAACCTACCAATATCAAAAAATATAAAGGAGACCATAGTAACATTATTTATCGCAGTTTATGGGAACGTAAGTTCATGGTTTACTGCGATACTAATGAGAATATTTTAGAGTGGGGAAGTGAAGAACTAGTAATTCCCTATAAATCCCCTCTTGATAATAAGTGGCACAGATATTTCCCAGATTTCTTTATCAAGTATCGTGACAGTAAGGGAAACATCAGACGGTCTATCATTGAAATTAAACCTAAAAGGTTTTGTGAGGCACCTAAGGTCCAATCAAGAAAGACCAAAAAGTATCTCTATGAAGTGACTGAATATGCCAAGAACCAGGCAAAATGGGAGGCGGCAAAAGAATATTGTGAGGATCGTCGTTATGAATTCAAAGTTCTAACCGAAGATGATCTAAAGGTATGAATAGGATTCAAACTTATCAAGATAACTTCATCGGTCTTGAAGAGAATGATGACATCATGATGGAACTTCTAGAAATCCTAGATAAAAAGTCTTGGGTTCCTGAAGTCGGTAAGTTCTACACTTACGTTTACACACCCAAAACTCCAAACATTGAGTATGATGAGTTCCCTCTGATTGCCTGTATGGAGGTAACACAATGGGGATGGAAAGGTTTAAACTTTCACTGGGGTTTGATGAGAAACTACACCTTTGAAGAAGTTCAAGGTCAACTGTACGAAATCTATGCTGAAGAGTTAGATAGTGCTCGTGCTCTTGGTTATGGCAAATTCAGAATAAATAGGTAAAAAGGTTATGGCAGATCTCACTCGTCAACCAGGTGAAAGTTTAAGAGAGTTCACTCAGAGGAGAGCTCTGACACTTCAACGTGCCCAAAAAAGTGATAATAGTGGTGGTAATGGTAATGGATCTGGAGCTCCACCACCAAAGAGAGATGGTAAATTATACCTAAGATATCCATTAGATTCTATTTTTGACTCTACAGATTACTTTAGATTTTATGTAGTAAAATACGTTCCACCTGGTCTCGGATCTGC